GAATATACACGAACTAAAAATACAAGAGAATTTTTCAGAGTTCATAGGTCAAAATGTCGAGGATGATAATATCTCGATGGATGATACGAGTACGTTGCTTAATTCTTACGTTGATAATGTAGAGACTGAGTTGGATAAAGATCGCATTAAAAAAGAAATGCATGATCTTATGATTGAGGCACAAACCTTAGAAATAGCATGATTATATTTGAAAACCTAAAGTGGAAAAATTTCCTATCAACTGGAAATTCATATAGCAGTATTAACTTTACCAAGCATAAATCTAACTTAATAGTTGGAGATAATGGTTCTGGTAAATCTACAATGTTAGACGCGTTATCGTTTGCATTATTCGGTAAAGCGCACCGAAATATTAGTAAACCTCAATTAGTTAATACAATTAATAATAAAGATTGCGTAGTAGCTATTGAGTTTGCCGTATCAGGCTCGGCCTACAAAGTTGTACGCGGTATTAAACCAAATAAGTTTGAAATATGGAAAGACGGCACGATGATTAACCAGTCATCTCATGCCAAAGAGTACCAGAAGATCCTCGAACAAAACATCATTAAGTTGAATCATAAGTCGTTTCACCAAATTGTTGTGCTTGGATCTTCCTCCTTCATTCCTTTCATGCAGCTCCCTGCACAGCATAGGCGTGATGTTATTGAGGATCTTCTGGACATTAATGTCTTTTCAAAAATGAACCAAATACTTAAAGAAAAAAATAGTGTACTAAAAGATGATCTTAAAGTTATTGACTATGATGCAGATCTCAATAAAGAAAAGATCGATCTTCAAAACCGGTATATCAAAGAAGTAGAGGCTTTATCAGTTGAGCAAATCAATCAAAAAGAATCAAACATCAGCGATGCACAGGAAGAAATTAATTCCTTTCAACGTGAAAATGTTTCATTATCAGCTGAGATCGAGGAAAGGTCTGTTGGCCTGCAAGAAAGTCTTAAAGAAAATCATGATAAAAGGCAAAGTTTGTTACACTACCAAGCCGAGTTCAGCCAAAAGATTAAAACATTAGTCAAAGAAACAAAGTTTTATGAAGAGAATGACACGTGTCCCACATGTACTCAAGACATAGATCAAGAAGTTAAAGCCGTAAAGTTAGCAACCGCTAAAGAGAAAGCCTCTGTACTGAATAATGCTGTGCAAGATGTTAACGAGAGATCAGTTACAGTAGAGTCAAACATTGAGAAACTTACTGATACTGCAAACCAAATCAGAGATAAAACTTCTACTATTACTTCTAATAACAAATCGATAGGGCGTCTACAGGAACAGATTACAACTATTAGCAGTTCTATTGAACAAATACGTGGATCTAGCGGAGATCTAAGTAAATCTCGCAGCGACTTAGAATCTCTTAAAAAATTAAAAGATGATTTGTTTGAAAAAAGATTGTACATTAATGAAAGTTTGAGTTATAATACTGTTATACTAGAGATGCTAAAAGATACTGGCATCAAAACAAAAATCATAAAGCAGTATCTGCCTGTTATAAATAACCTCGTAAACAAGTACTTGCAGGTGCTTGACTTCTTCGTTTCATTCTATTTAGACGAAGCATTTTCCGAGACAATTAGATCACGTCATAGAGATAATTTCTCTTATGATTCCTTTTCTGAAGGTGAAAAGCAGCGTATTGATTTGGCCTTACTATTTACTTGGCGCCAAATAGCTAAAATGAAAAACAGCGTATCAACTAACTTGTTGATGCTGGATGAGACATTCGACTCGTCCCTTGACTATGAAGGAGTAGATAACCTAATGAAAATTATTCAGACACTTGGTGATGATACCAATGTCTTTGTGATATCCCATAAGGGTGAAATGTTAGACAGTAGATTTGATAATAAGATCGAAGTCTACAAAGAAAAGAATTTTAGTAAAATTAAAGGTAATTAATTATGGAAATAAGTGGAAATACCGTCAGCGTTCTTAAGAACTTCGCTGCAATCAATAGTAATATAGTAATCAAACCCGGAAATAGCTTAATGACTATATCTCCGGCCAAAAACATTCTAGCCAAAGCGGAGTTACCCGAAACATTTGAAAACTGTATAGGAATTTATGATTTACAAGAGTTTCTAAATGTGTTAGGATTGGTTGATAACCCAAATGTCAAGTTTGAAGAAAATCATATGGTCATTAAAAGCCAAAGCGGCAGAGAAAACCTAAGGTACTACTACGCAGATATTGAGATGCTAACTCAGCCCACTAAGCCTATTAACATGCCCGATGAAGATGTATGGTTTACCCTAGATGAAAATACGCTTAACTCCTTAAAAAGAGCTTCAGCTGCTCTTGGAACTAGTCAGTTCTGTATTGAACCATCTAGTGGAGCCATCAAACTGTCCGTATTCGACCCAGAAAACGCTACAGCCAATGAATACTCAATTGAAGTTGATGGAGGTTATAAAGAAGAAGACTTTAGATTTATTTTAAATATAGCTAACTTAAAAATGATTACCGATACATATGATGTAAGAGTATCATCCAAACTAATATCAGAATTTAAAGGGCAAAATACCAATGTTACTTATTGGGTTGCTCTCGAAAAAACATCTACATATGGAGAACAATGATGTCTAAAGAAGATAAAGTAAAACTAGCGCATGAAAGTCATGCACCGACATACGATCTAGCAAATCGTATCTGTCGTTCAACTATTGCAGTAATTGATACAATGGTACAGCGTGGAGCTGTAAAGGGTGAAGAACTATCTACACTCGGTCAGTTACGAGATCAAGGTGTACAAATGATCCAGATGTGTGAAACATTCCAACAAGATCAGGCAGCTGAGTCTGAATAAAAAGGTATTATTATATTATGAACAAAGATCAATTTCTTTGGTGTGAAAAATATCGTCCAACTAAAATCTCTGAAACAATCCTCCCTCCTTCTCTTATGAAAACGTTTCAGAGTATTGTAGAGACCGGTGAACTTCCTAACATGTTGTTCACCGGCTCTGCAGGTTTAGGTAAAACCACAGTAGCCAAAGCCTTATGCAATGAACTAGGCCTAGATTATATTCTTATTAACGGGTCTGAAGAAGGTAACATCGACACTCTCAGAGGGAAAATAAAGCAATTTGCATCCACGGTTTCTTTATCGGGCGGATACAAAGTATGTATTCTTGACGAAGCAGATTATCTTAACCCACAATCTACTCAACCAGCTCTTCGAGGATTCATTGAAGAGTTCTCAAACAACTGCCGGTTTATCTTAACTTGTAACTTCAAGAATAGAATTATTGAGCCTCTACACTCACGTTGTGGAGTATATGAATTCAATACTTCTAAAAAAGATTTAGCTCAGTTATGCGAATCATTCCTTAAAAATCTTATATATATTTTAGATCAGGAGTCAGTTGATTATCAGGTTCCTGGTCTGGTAAAACTTATTATGAAGCACGCGCCCGACTGGCGTAGAGTTTTAAATGAGTGTCAGCGCCTGTCTATCGGCGGATCTAATATTATGAGTGATACTGAGTCAAACACTGGGAACTTTAACGATCTTACGCAGTACTTAAAAGGTAAAGATTTTAAAAGTATGCGTAAGTGGGTAGTAAATCATATGGATATTGATACTTCTTCTATATTTAGAGGTCTGTATGACAATATGCAAGAAACAGTACAAACGCAAAGTATTCCTCAGCTTGTGCTAATACTTGCAGACTACCAATATAAAGATGCTTTTGTCGCTGATCACGAATTAAATATTGTAGCATGCCTAACAGAAATTATGGCTCAGGTTAATTTTAAATGAGACTTGCTGTTGGAATAGTTATATTATGGTTGTTAATATATGATAACGCAGTACTGTTTAAAGCTCTTCATAATTTTATTATTAGCTTAGTAGGTTAGGAAAATAAATGAAAGTATTTTTATACACACAACCTATGTGTCCGTACTGCGATATTATGAAAGAAATGCTGAATGAAGCTGGAGTCGAGTACGAAACATACGATATAAAAGAAAGACCAGCAGCAAAAGAATTTTTGTATTACGAAGGCCATAAAACTGTGCCTCAGCTATATGTCGGGTCTACACATATTAATAAGAAGCCCAACACGCGTGATTATACAGCTGAAGAACTAAAAACTCTTATTGATGAAGAAAAAGCTTCTGTCTGGCCTTGGCAAGATAGCGGTATTGAAGGATCCTTATGAACCCGTTTGATTATTTAAATAGTATTAACTTTACAAAAAAAGACATAATGGAGGACGATATAGATGAGCGAGGATACAACTCTTATATTGTTAATCGTAGTCTTTCTTATTTTAATGACACTGTTGGTCTGGCTAATGTGGTAAACCAATACCACCATATCGACAAAAAACTGCAATATCACTTTCTTATAAATACAATCAGAAAACGCAAGCGTTTTTCTAAATGGATAAAACCTGAAACACACAGTGATATTGAAGCGGTTAAAGAGTACTATGCATACAGCAATGAAAAAGCTAGACAAGTTTTACCTCTCCTATCACCAGAGCAGATAACTGTAATAAAAAAGAAGGTGAGCAAAGGTGGAAGAAAGTAATTTAATAGAATGGAGCCCGACTGATATGTTCGAGATCCATTTAAACGAACCAGATGATTTCTTAAAGGTGAGAGAAACACTTACTCGTATTGGAGTGGCTTCACGTAAAGATAAGAAACTATTTCAATCATGTCATATATTACATAAGCAAGGTAGATACTTCATAGTACATTTTAAAGAGCTATTTTTGCTTGACGGTAAGAAAGCTAATTTAGAAAAAAGCGATATACAAAGACGTAATACGATTGCACAACTACTAAGTGATTGGGGATTAATTGAGTTCGAAACAAAGAGAGAACTAGATTGTGCTCCTTTAAGGCTTATTAAAATAATCCCATTTAAAGAAAAGAATAACTGGGAGCTTTGTCCTAAATATAATATAGGAAATAGGTCTCAATGACAAGCGCAGTATCAAATTCTAAATTTGTACCATACGTGCCAGTATATCCGAATTCAGAAAACATTGATGCGCATCTAAAAAAAGAAAGGCTCCGCGTGGTTGAAGCAGCCACGCGGGCTGAAATTAGAATTAACAGCCGCAAAGAAGTTATAGCCAGAGCTGAAGAAATTCAAACTCTAAGAGAGCAAGCTGCTCTCCGATATAACGGCAGTGGCTCGGTAGATCCGAGCCCAATTCCACAGGGTCAATTAATTGACTTAGAAGTGTAAAAAATACATATTGGCTATGTACATTTTGCATAAAAGTATTATATAATAGATATATAAATAACTACGGATGCCAGTTAACTGGGTCCATTTTTAATCTTGCTTGCTCAAAAGGAGATAACAATGACAGGCTTACAAACACTTTTCCCGCGTTCATCTTTTGTTGGTTTTGACCATTTGTTTAATGAACTAGAGTTCACTGCAAAACATGCTCAAGACCACTATCCCCCACATAACATTATTAAGACATCAGAATCTGATTATCTGATTGAACTTGCTATTGCGGGGTTTTCAAAGGATGAAATTAATATTGAAGTCAAAGACAGGACTTTAACAGTAAAGGGAGAGCACGTCTCTAAAGGTAGAGAGTTTATCCATCGTGGCATTTCGACAAAGAAATTTAAGCGTACCTTTAGGCTGTCCGAACACGTAAACGTAAACGGAGCAGATATTCAGGATGGCATCTTGGCAATTGAATTGCAATATGTTATCCCAGAAGATCAGCGTCCTCGTAAAATCAATATTGGTCAAACGAGGAACGAAAATGACACAAGCAATACTAACAGCACACAGCTACTCAACGAGGGCAGTTGAACTAATTATTGAAGCGCTAAAAAGCATTTACAATAATCGAATTGAACGTAAAGCAATTCGTGAAACTGAAAAAGCTCTAAGCAATCTATCTGATTATGACTTAGCAGACATTGGCATTAGCCGCGGCGAGATCTATGAGATCGCTAGGTATAAATCGTCTATTGAACACGTCAAAGCAAATCAAAATTTGCAAGGA